TGCAATTGTTCCCTTTAGATTTTGAATGTATGGTCGGTATAAATGCCGAATCACCAGAGTGGGAACAAATGTACAAATTCATGATAAGTAAGTCAGAGGATAACATTTTTGCTGGTGACTATGGTAAATACGATTTGCGCATGCCTGCTCAGTTAGTTTTAGCTGCTTTTGATGTTTTAATACGTTTGGCTAGTTTTGCTGATTACTCTGCAGACGATCTAGACATTATGCGTGGGTTGGCTTGTGAGGTCGCTTATCCTTTGATGGCATTTAATGGTACATTAGTCCAATTGTTTGGTTCAAATCCATCCGGACAGAATATGACAGTTGTGATAAATTCCGTAGTGAATAGTCTTTTAGCTCGTTCGTGTTACTATTCAATCTATGCAGACGCTGGTCCCAGTTCTTTTAGAGATCATGTTGCAATAGGTACTTATGGTGACGACGTTATGGGCTCTGTGCACGCAGACAAAACTGATTTTAATATTGTTTCATTTTCTGAGTTTGTGGGAACGTATGATATAGTTTTTACGATGCCAAACAAGGAAGATGATTTGATTCCGTTTATGTCTTTGCAAGATGCTGACTTTCTGAAACGGCGGAATTTTTACAACTCCGATTTGGAGCACAACATTGGCGTGCTTAGCGATTCTAGTATTTTCAAACGCTTGCACTGCACTATGGAGTCTTCTTATTTGAGCAACAGAGAATTGAGCGCTTTAGCGATAGAAACTTCGCTGCGAGACTGGTTTTACGCAGGAAGAGATGTTTTTGAACGACGCCGGCTGGAATTGACTGTAATAGCTGAGAAAGCCCAGCTAACTCATTTGTGTCCAGAACTTAAGGATACTTATGACAAACGGGTCTCTAAGTGGCGAGAAAAATACTTAGAAGACCAAACCCCGAATTCCATCGGGGTGGACTAGGTCCGACGTTGAAACGGAGTGTGTATATATGGATACCACGGTGTATTATTTTTATGTGTTTTATACTGCGCTGTAGGCTTTGTACATATCTGTGTGCCTCTTATTTAGGAGTGGGGTAAGCCCCCAAAACACGTTTACATGTTGTGTTCTGAGTGGGACACTTTCTTGTATATATTTAATCCACTTACTTTTTATAATTCATACTTTATTCCTCAGAGCGGGGACGTACAGGAGGGTGCAGTGCGAACAAATGCACCCTATGAAAAGCAAGAAAATCTAGCCTTCACAAGCGCAACTCCAACTTATATGCGCGATGTTACGACGAGCTATGATAAAACACGCACAGAGCAAGACACTTATGATGTCAGTTTGCAGAACTTCTTTTCTCGACCTATTAAGATATTTGAAACCGGTTGGGGAGTCGGAACTTCATTGTATTCTGCAATAGATCCATGGTCAC